GTAATAAGCCTGTCCGTCACCACGGTCAAGGCTAGTTTGATCAATTGAATGGCTTCCATATAGATTACTCATCGTCATCGTTCATAAAACCCGTACCCCAGTCAGAACCCTCGTCTTTCAGACGCAGAGCTTCCAACTTCAGCGCACGGTCGATAACCTTCATCTTAGCATCAAGACTAGCCTCAGGGTCAGAGATGGTCACACGCAGCATATCTGCGATAGCTTTCTCTAAATCTGTGCTGATACCTCGCTTCTTACTCATTGTTCTTCTGGTTGAACTTGTCTTGCAGCAATTCCACCTAATGTCGCAGTAGTAGCTGGACTATTGGCTAATGCTCTGGTTGCTCGTTGAGCCGCAGTTTGTTGACCGGCAGGAGGTTGCAAACCTCTTTGTAGAGTCCGTTGGAACGGAGTGCTTAATCTTGCAAGTGACTCTACAGCACCGGTTCTCACTCCAGCCGCTTGACCGGCAGCGGCCATCTCTGGGGTATATGCTCGACCAGAAGGTTCCCAAATGGCTCTCATCTGAAGTTCTCTTCCTAACTGACCAAGTTCATCAAGACCAGTTGGTTGATAGCGAACAGAACCCGGACGTTGACCAAGCATATTCCCAAGACGATCAAGACTTACGTTACCCTGACGAATCCCACCTTGTTGCATTAGTTGTTCAAGGTTTACAGTATTTCTATACAAAGGATTCAACCTTTGAATTTCCGCAAATATCTGTGGGTGATTCCTAGCTATTGATTGGTCAATTCCTTCTAACAAATCAAATATTCCGCTCCTCGTAGCCATGTCAGGAGAGTTTCTAGCAGCAGTCAGCAAACCAGATCTAATTTGCTGTAACTCAGGACCATTAGCAGAAAACGTGGCTGGGTTTGCTCCCGGCCTTCTCGCCATCTGTTGGTAATTTCTCAGTATGTTGTTGACTGATTGTCTAGCAGCAGTGCTTACTCCTGCCGCAGCAGTCGGTAGCAAATTTTGAATGTTTGCTACATCTTGCAATGCTTGAATTGACTGAGGGTCGAGACGAATTTGTTGATTAGCAAACAAATTGTCGTATTCGTTTCCGAGATTTGTCAAACGACTCCTGATGAACACATCATCAATTTCGTTTACTCCGGGGACTCCAGTGCTTTCAGAAGCAAGTCTGTTGGCAAGAGTCTGGTTTGCTTCTGATCCAAACACAGGACCAGATACGCCTACCGGCCTTTTTTGTCTTGCTTGTGCGGCACTAACTCTAAATCCTAAATCTTCTGCTCTTCTTGCCAAACGCTCTCCAGTTTCGGAAGCAGCACCAGCAAGGCTTCTTCCAGCACCTCTGAGCAAACGAGGACCGGCCATGCCAAACCCACCAATGATTTCACCAGCGGTTCTATATCCACTTACATCTTCAGCAGGTGGTTGAACCCCCACTTTTTGCAAACCCTTTTCAACTTCTTTAGTTGTTGGAAAAATTGTTTCTCTTCCAAGAAACTTGCCTCTGTCTGCTGCACTTGAAAAGCCAAGAGTTTCTGGAACGGTTTGAACGCCAAATCTTTCTAGTTCTCCAAGACCGCTTACCAAACCCGTGCCTGCTCCATACAAAAATGCACCTGCTTTCTTTCCAACAGATGGTTCTTGTTTTGGTTCTTGCTTTGGCTGTGGTTCAGCAGCAGGTTGTTTTGCGGCCTTAGATTCTAATTCTGCAAGACGCCTAAGGGCTAAAAGCTCTTCACGATCACTCATTTGGAAGCACCTTTAGGAAATCTTTTCCTAAGATCATCTAGCTCTTTTTGTTCTGCTTGAGTAAGACCTCCAGACTGAACCGTTCTTTCTGGAACTTCTTCGCTTGCAAGTTGAGGATATTGACGTTCGTAAGCAAGTTTTTGTGTTGACATGGCTTCCAAACCGTCTTCAACTGCACCTTTTAAGGCGTTGTAATCTCTAAATCCTGATTGGTATAAAGGAGCTAGAATTCGATTCTCAACCTTAGTAAGTGCTTTGCCAGCAGTTTCAAACTCTGCACTTCTAAATCTAGCAAGTGTTCTAATTGCTTTTTGAGCTTCTGGATCGTTTCTAAAAGATGCTTCAGCAAGTCGAGGCTCTACGCCAATAAGACCAGTGAACCTGGGCCAATCGCCTTGCTTTTGAATTCTTTCCAAAACAGGCAACACCGATTTTAATTCTGGAATCAAAGTGTTTCTAAGTTGAACTGCTTGTTGTACGTTTACAGGAGGAGGTTTCCCTCCAGCCGGAGCCTTAGCTTCTTGAGACCGCATAAACCTGCTTTCAGCAGCCGCTTGACCTTGCTGGAATCTTCTTTCTGCTGCATCTGCTCTTTGTTGTGCAGATTGTTGTGATGCTGCAAATTGTTGCGCCAACCTTTCATTGGTTGCAGCAGCCAACGTCTCCTGCGTAGTCAACTTTCTTTCATTCCAATAACCCTGCATTTGACGTGCTCTGTACTTTTCTTCTGACGAACGAAGAAAATCAAGAGACTTGTCTAACTGTTTGATTTGATTCTCTAAAATTTCTCTGGTAGCAATGACACCACGAGCATCTTTCTGACTCTTCAGGAAATCAGCGTTAGCCTCTGCCATGGCAGCCTGGATCTCCAACTCGCCACGTTCTTTGTCACGGGCAAGCGTCTTGATGCCAACGTCCAACTTGTCTTTGAGGACTTTCATCCTGTCTTGCATAGCCTTGACGTTGGTCTCAAACGTCTGACGCTGCTGCTTGAACAAGTCTTCACGGCCCTTTGCGTAACCCTCTGTCAAGCCATTCATGGCATACATTGCCGACAGAGCATTCCTCTTGTTCAACCCGCCCAACAAGAACCCGCTGGCACTGATTACGCTGAACACCAGAGCAAGTGTCTGAACGTTTTCTTGGCTTGGTTTGAACGTCAATTCCTCTGCTGTCTTGTCAGCGTTGGCTTGGTATTCTTTGTACTCTGGTGAGTTTGCAAACTTAGACTCAAGATCATCTAGAAGAGTCTTTGATTTCTTTGCGGCTATGCTTTGCTGCTCTGCACCAAATGCTTTTTCTTTGAGATCTTGGTCAACTTGTGCTGTGACTGCTTTGCCAAGTTGAGTGGTCAGATCTTCTCTTTTGGTGAGTGTACTTTTGATCTCACCTTCTGCTCTTGCCAGATCTTCTTCTGGAGACGGAGCAATCCTCTTTTCAGCAGCAGGCAACCTGGGTAAACCTCCCATAGCGGGAGATCCCAAGGCGGTTCCAAGTGCTTCTGTGAGGAATTGTGTAGCCATTACTTGGCTCCAGGTTGAATCACTGTCGGTGCAGCAATCCTGGCAAGGTTACCAAACATCTGGTTGTAGAGCTGATTGACCTCTGCGTCTGCCTGCATCCCTGCTTTGATGGCATCCATAGTGTACTTGTCACCCATCTGGCTCAACTGTAAGCCAAACGATTCTCTAGCGGCATTAAGACGCTGACGCAGGTCTTCTTCTGCTCTCTGCTGCTGTGCAACACCCACTCCGCCACGGGCAACACCAGCCTGGGCTGCTCTGGCTCGCATGGCATCTATTTGTTGTTGACCAACAGGAGTCAGTTCACCACGCTGTGCAGCAGACTGTTCTGCTAGACCACGTTGAGCATATGGTGCTCCAACCTGACGGATCTGCTCTGCACCACGCTGCGCTCCAGCTCGTGCTTTGTTAGCCATAAGCGCGGTAGAGAGACCCTGAACACCTGCCAATCCAAGGCGGGTCTTGTCACCACCGGACAGTGATTCCAAGAATCCTTTCTGCCCCGGTGCTTGTGATGGTCCTGCTTGTGGTCCAGCAATAGGTTCTCCCAAAGCAGTAGGAGGACGCACACCAGCAAGAGAGTAATCAGTTGGAGTTCCCCCTACTGCTGCACCACGAGCGGCTATCGTTTCTTGAGGGGCGATTGGACTTTGCTGGGCAGTAAGATCAATTCCCGGACCGTAAGATGGTCCAGAAACAATCTCAGGTTGAGGTGAATACGCCTCAAATCCGGGTTCATCGGAAGAAATGTCTGGTGGTTGATATGCTTCAAACCCTGCTTCTTCGTCAGCAAACTCCATAAGGCCGGTTTCTGGGTTGATCTCACCAGAACCGCCATGCTCACGCAGGAGTGCAGCCTCACGAGGGTTGATGTGCGCCAGGATCGTATCTCCGTTCCTGCCCTTGTCTTGCAGCAGACGGGCAATCTTGCGGAGATCTCCACCCATACGGGTCATCTTGCGTAGTTCACTCATTTACAACCCCAGAGCGTCTTTGAGACGCAGTGATTTTTCATTCCAAACATTTTGCCTTTCTTTTCCAGACTCTTCACCTTCTATAGCACCCGCTGGCCTGTACGCCGCCAGAGCGTCTGCCAGTAATCTGGCCGGACTTGCACCGGTAATTGTACTAGGTGCACGAGGTCGAGGTGGAGGAGTAACACTTATGACAACCGGATAAGTTGGTTCTTTTGTTGTTTTAATTGTTGGAGGTGCAGTCGTAACGGGAGGTAAAGTAGTAACAGGAGGTGTTGTCTCCGGTGGCAACGTTGGAGGTAAAGTAGGTGGTTCCGTGGTTGGAACAATGGTAACCGGAGGTAACGTAGGTATTTCTGTTGTCGGGGAAATCGTTACTGGCGGCAGAGTAGGGATATCCGTAGTTGCCGTGATTGTTACAGGTGGTAAAGTTGGTCCAAGTGTAGGAATATCCGTAGTCTCAGATATTGTTACTGGAGGAAGTGTTATTTGATCCCACCAAGGAGGTAACGTTGTAGCAGTAATAGTTACCGGCGGTAGAGTGGGACCAAGCGTAGGTAATTCAGTAGTAGCCGAGATGGTTACCGGCGGTAGAGTCGGTCCAAGAGTCGGTAATTCTGTGGTTGCTGATATCGTGACAGGCGGTAACGTAGGCCCTAAAGTAGGCAATTCTGTAGTTGCAGATATTGTTACCGGAGGAAGAGTCGGACCAGCAGTCATCTGATCCCACCACGGCGGCAAAGTCGTGGCAGAGATTGTCACAGGAGGAAGTGTTGGTCCAAAAGTGGGAGTTTCTGTTGTAGCAGAAATTGTTACAACAGGGAGCGTTGGCCCTAGTGTTACAGATAAAGTAGTTTCTTCTACTGTTACAATAGGCAACGTAGGACCAGCGGTCATTTGATCCCACCACGGAGGCAATGTGGGCAATTCTGAAGTTGCTGCTATCGTTACCACAGGCAACGTAGGAACCGGCAATGTCGGTGAAAGAGTAGGTAACTCAGTGGTTGCGGTAACTGCTACGGGGGGAAGGGTTGGTGCTTCTGTTGGAGAAATTAAATTTAGAACTTGATCATCTATCGACGGAGGCAGAGTGGTTGGTGATACCGTTACTGGCGGCAAAGTTGGTGCAACCGTACCAAGAAATAAAGTTGGCGCTTCCGTTGCATTCATCAAACTCAGTATTTGAGTATCTATTGATGGAGGCAAGGTAGTTGCTGATACCGTTACTGGCGGCAAAGTTGGTGCAACTGTACCAACAAATAAAGTTGGAGCCTCTGTCGCATTCATCAAACTCAATATTTGAGTGTCTAACGATGGAGGTAAAGTAGTCGCAGTGACACTTACCGGAGCAAGAGTAGGAGCGGCAGTGCCTCCTAACTGGTTTTGCTCTATTGCCCATTCTTGAGGAGACAGAGTTCTTTTTGTTCCTTTGTCATCAATATATTCAGCGCCACCGTTAGACAACAAATTATAAGTTGTATCTAATAAAGTTGTTGACCCAACAACAGTAACAGGCTCGAGAGTTCCTGCTGAAGTTTGGCCTGCAAGAACGGAAGGCTCTATCCCTTCTTTTATTTGCGACCAAGCATCAGAAGATATGACAGCAGTTTTCCCGTTTTCTTCATTTATTCTTTGAACTGTCCCATCAGACATTTCCGTATACGAATACCCACCGTAACTTATGGGAGAAGAAACGGGTGTGGCATCAGCAGTTGTTTGGACAACATTTGGTGTTGCAACTCCACCTATTCCGGTTTTGCCTTGTGTTTGTGCGCCTATTTCTGTCAACGCAGCAGACAACAATGATTGCTCTACGTTCCCGGTTGCAATAAGAGTTCTGACAGCAGTACCAGCAGTTGTTCCTAAAACTCCAGAAACGCCTGCTCCTGCACCAGCAGCAACAGCATTGGTCAGAATTTGTTCTGCATCCCCACCTTTGACAATTGTTCCAGCAGTAGATCCAACTACAGCTCCTCCAACACCGCCACCAAGACCAAGATTTAACCCTGTTGATAGTCCAGCGCCAGCAGCGTTTCTAAGAATATCTTCAGCAGATCCACCCTGTGCAGCGGTTGTAGCAGCAGATATGGCAGCGGAACCAACAGCCGCGCTTACTTGTGCGGCAGACAATCCAACCGCAGCACCAACCGCAGCAGCAGAGCTTCCAAGAATTGCTGATCCAATAGCAGCTCCAAGACCTGGAATTGTAATGGCTGCAACTGCTAATACCGCCCCAAAAAACTGCCCAAAACCAAACCCGCCGTCAGCGTCTATAGGCGGGTACGCATATAACTCTGGGTGTGCCTCTCTATACGCTTGTTGGCGTTGGGATTCCTCTAGCGTGGTCGAACCTAAACCAGGACCTTGTGCAAGAGTTTGTTGCTCAAGAAAGTCTTCTTCCCCTGGAGCTACTACTAGTTTAGCCATTACTGACCTCCTGCCAGAGCGCCCATAGTCGCAAGCGCAGCCAAGGTCATGTAATTGACCTGCTCTGGCAACTCTTTCTCTGTGAGAATCTGGCTACCCAACAACTGCTCACGCAGGAGCGTATACAGGCTTTGATCCTGTATTGCCTCTTGTGCCATCTGACCTATAGACGCCATAGTCCTAGCATCCAACCCATACTGTTGCATGAACTGTTGGGTAGCGGCTTGTGCTTGTTGGAGTTCATCCATAACTTATCTTCTGATAGTTTTGTTGATGTAGTCAATACCAGAAAACTCTGCAAACTCTTCTAACGTACGTTTGAACCCAAGACCGTAAATACCCAGAGGTGCACGGTCGTACAGAAGACGGTGCATACGCTGGTTGCACTCACGGTCAAGCATCACCCATGCTTCTGACCTTCCAGTGTTCTTGTCTTCATTCCAATGCCGTTTCCGATCATCTTTGTAGATGTGATAGACCGGGATGTCTACTGGGTGATAGATATCCCACCCGTGTGTGAAAGCACGGACAGCTTGATTCTGTTCTTCACCGTGAAAGTAAAGCCACGGGTCATACGGAACTTCTTGAGTAACAGCCGAAGGTCCAAAAAAGAATCCACCCCCCATGTGATACCCAGGTATTGCAACCTGGGATGGAGTTGGATGCGCTTGGAAAATCATGATTGGCGTGTGAATTTGCAACTTTGCGTCTGGCAAAGGTTTCAACACTAGAGCATGACCCGGAAACTTTTGTTTTTCAATAGTCCCGTCTTCTTTCTTTTCAAACCCACAAACGTATGAACTCAAAATTGTTCTAACGTTCTTAGTAGACAGATCATCGTATTCCCGTATGAGTTTGTCATCCCAACCGGCGTCAAACCTCATGTGAGCATCTAACTGAAGAAAAAATTCTTCATCTCTGATGTAACTTTGAAGAACGTGTCTAGCCCAACACGGACCACGAGAATATTTTGGAGAGATGTTCGTGTACGTTATTTTGTGTACACGTTGCAAAACACCTTCTGTTGGAGGAGAAGGTGTGTCAGATTGATCAAGAATGGCAATGTGAAGTCTGCATGGCCTTGCAGCATTGATGACCATATCATTGACTGTATGCCACAAATCTGCGTCTTGATACGATGCAATAGAAACAAATATTTTTCGATTAAACATATGATTACAGGTTAAGGACTTTTACAATTTGTTGATGGATGCTCAAATGTACTCCTATCCAATCATAGAAGTCATCTTCTACTTGCCAATCTGCGTTGATCAACTGAAAAGGATTGTCTAGGTTCAGTTGACTTGCCAGTCTTTCATGTTCTTGGTTGTGAACAAACAACCAGTCATCTAAGTTATCAGGATCTGCATCTATGATTGGATACTGAGGTATCAAGATACCTTTGTCAGCCAACTGTTCGTAGAACAACTTGTGCTGCACACCGTTCTCAAACAACATTACTCCCAGACCGTCTACGTCTCCAAACTCAACGTAAGAAAGGTCGTCCATATTCATTATTTGTCTCTCATCTTGTTGATAATTTCAAACGCAGACTTGACCTTTTCTTCAAGCACAGCAACTCTCAAATCTAGTTTTGACAACACAATTATGAGCGTAACCAGACCCAGTAGAATAGGCCATGCTTTTAGGAAAAGTTCAGCTATTTCCATTACTTCCTGGCCATGCGATCTTCAATAATGCTGATATGCTTTTGATTGTCGTGAATCATGTCACGATTTCGTTGTATTTCTTTCTCAAGTTCTTGCCGCAATTTTTCCCGCGCAAGTTCAGCCCCAGAGTTAACGGCTTGCTTGTTGTCAGATGTAACAACAAGGGAGATCTTGGCGTTAAGCACAGTAACTTCATGCGTGAGTTTGTCCAACGCACTCATCAGGTAGACAACGCAAGTAAAAAGAATAGGAAGCACCGCAAACGCGGTCTTCTCAATAAGTTGAGACTTTGCTTCTAGTTTTTCAGTCATAGCCCTAACAACTTTTTGACAAACTCTGCTGCAACACCTGGACCAAACAACACCGCTGCAATCACTGCGTAGAGAAGATACTCAATCTTGGTCATCCTCTTGTCGCCGGAAGCCAAACTATCAGAGATTTGCTTGTATCTCTCGGCACAAATAGCTTCGTGCACGGCTAGTTTGGTCTCAATATTGTCTGACATTCAATCACCATCATTTAATCGGTAGTACATCTACTTGACTTGGATACTTAGGCCAAGTGATTTTGAACGGATCTGTTTCTGTTGTAATGTCACGCAGTGCTTGACGATAGATGGCCCATGCAGTTTTGTCGCTTGGTGCATCTGCTACCTGCGTCCAGTCGCTGTCTTTGAGCATCTGGTTGCGCTGAGTGCGAATCACCTGCCACTGCGTTGCGATGCGCTGCGCTAGGTCTTCTTCCGTCATTGGAGCCACGTCAACGGTAAAAACTTGACCGTCAATCAAATGAGGAGCAGCAGGGACCAACTTCTCCGTTGCGTGGTCGTAGGGCTTCCATACGCAAATCGGGTAGAACCCGCATTCACGGATGTACTCAAGCGTTGGTCCGGTAGAACCAAAGTTCTGGAACGGAAACCACTCTGAGCTGTCTTTGACGACAAGATTGATGTTTGCAAGTAACATTTTTAATCCTTATTGAACAGGGAATGCTGCGGTTGGCGTTGTAGTGACGGTGCGAGCCACACCTTTAGTTATCCGAATATCTTGTAGGTATCCGTTAAGTGCGCTTCCTCCGATTCGATCTGCGCCAACATATAAAATGTTGGTTTGATTGAAGTTATCCGTCACAGCGCCGCCACTTGTAGCTTCAAGAGAACCGTTTAGGTATAACTTTAGGTTTCCTGTAGCACTACCAAAACGAACAATAGCAAAATAATACCAAGTGCCGGTTGCCAATGATGTTGTTCCGGTCAAGTTAGACGCCGTATAGCTAAACTGAAGTTTGTTCAAAACAGTTACGTTTGCGGACCAACCAGTCGTTGCAGTACCTTTGCTCAAAATTCCGTAAGCAACACTGACCGAAGAAAGGTAAACCCATCCTTCAATCGTAAAGTCACCAGTACCTAGCTGAAGCTGCGTACTATCAATAGCCGTCAGCCAGTCGCCAGTGCCGTCGTATTTCATGCTTGTTGTACCCCACTGCTTTTGCGTGGTACTAGACTGAGCATCACCAACTGTAATCATGTCGTTCTGCACGGCGGCGTCGTAGATTCCTGCGTTGGTCATGTTGAGCAGGAGAGAAGTGTTTGCGGCTGCAAAACTTGTATTGACGTTGGTGGTGTTTGAGTAACTTGCTGCGCTGGTTGAGCCTGCTGTTGTTAGCGGTGCAAGCGTAGGTGGAGTGAATGCTCCGGTGTAGACGGCGGTGCCTTTGACTACTCGGAAATTGGAAATGTAACCATATGCAGAACCGGCACTTGTGCCGTCGCTCATTAACTTCAGACCAGTCCCCGTGCCGCCAAAAGAAACTCCGGTTACGCTGGCGCTTGCAACACTTACGCCGTTTACATATAAAGTCAAAGTGTTTGAAGACCTAACAAGAGCAATATGGGTCCAAGTGTTGTATATAATTGTGCCGCCATTAAGCAAAAGCCCCGGTGCATATAAATTGTATGCCGTTGCACCGGCAACGTTATTTCCTGCGTATAACTCCATCCGTACCGTAGTAGAGCCCGAGGTGTTTCCACTTATGTAAAACAGGCCGGGAAAAAGTTGTGGTTTTGAAATCAAATGACTCCAAAACTCTATAGTAAAGTCGTTAGTCCCAAAAGTTATAGGAGTTAGGTCTGTTTCTGACAAATAATCCGTACTGCCATTAAAAAGCCCACTCCCACCATACGCCGCAGGAGTATACGCAGCAGCCGGGGAGAACGGCTGGAATGCTTGGACGGTGGGGGTGCCGGCGCCAATAGTGATCGCGCTAGTTAAAGATGAACCATCGACAAAACGGTTGTATCCGCAGGATAAAAAAATTGTGCTGCCTGAAGCTGTTAGTGGAGTAGTCGGTGTGGATGAAATTGTCAGGTTTGTATTAGACAACCTAAGATTAGAAATATACCCAGCAAAACCGTTTGCCGCGCTTCTGTCCGTTCCAATACGCATTGCGTCGGTTTGGCTAAACGTGGTTGCAGATGTACCTGTTCCGTCGGACACTCCGTTGACATATAAAGTTGTTTGGTTTGAACCAGTTCCGGCGCGAACGACAGCGACGTAATACCAAGTATTTGCCGCAAGACTGGTAGCGCCAGTAATGCTTGTTGACGTATCAATAAAAACAAGTTTATCAGCAGAGCTAACTTGTAAAACCCATCCGGTTGGGGTTGACGCGCCTTTGGCAGCAATTGTGTGTGTTGCTCCCGATGCCGTACGAAACACCCATGCTTCAATAGTGAAGTTTGCAGCCCCAAACCTAAGACTCGCACTGTCCGCAACACTCAAGTAACTAGATGAAAAAAAGTTACTCCATTGACCAGCGGGCCAATACGGAGTGATTGAACCCTGCGTCGGTGTGCCGTTGCGGGTGATGGTGACAGGGCTGCTGCTGCTGTCAAGGAACCCGTTGGTGGTCGTTGTGCCTTGGTTGTTCTGCCCGTTGGTGCTAGTTGTCTCTAGCAACAATGGAACGTAGGCGAACGAAGCATCTTGCACAACAGCCGTTGGCGTAACGCTGTTACTAGCCGCGCTTGCCGGACCAGTGCCGATGCTGTTGGTCGCGGTAACAGTAAACGTATACGCCGTCCCGTTGGTCAGACCAGACACAGTAATGGGCGAGGACGCAGCAGACCCTGTAATACCACCGGGGCTAGATGTTGCCGTGTAGCTCGTAATAGCCGGACCGCCAGTGACAGCAGGCGCGGTAAACGCGACAGACGCCTGAGCATTGCCTGCCGTCGCAGTGCCAATCGTAGGAGCACCGGGAACCGTACCTGCAATAGTTGCGGTTGCATTAGACGTGGCATTTGCACTGCCTGCTGAGTTAGTTGCAGTGACGATAACTTTGATAGTGTTGTTATAGTCAGCGTCTACGAGTGGATAGGTCGCTGATGTTGCTCCACCAATATTACTAACTCCACGTACCCATTGATAGGCATACGTTGGCGCTGGATACCCGTTCCAACCACCAGTCGTAGATGACAGCGTTTGACCTACCGTGGTGTTGCCAGACACGACAGGCAAAGCATAGTTTGACGGAGCAATCGGAGTCAGATTTGCAGCAGCCCAAGAAAGAGTTCCTGAACCATTGGTAATTAAAAAATTACCCGTAGCTCCGTCCGTACTCGGCAATGTCCAAGTAACATTGGCCGGAATGATTGTCGGAGCATTAAATCCAACGTAGTTAGTAACACCGTTAGATAGCTTGATTATTCCGCTAGACCCTATCTGTACGTTGCCACCGTCCCAAGTAAGGTTGGCAGAACCAGCAAAAGCTCCAGCGTTGTTGAACTGGATTGTGCTGTTAGCGCCCCCAGGAGTACCACTTCCTCCCCCGCCACCACCACCAAGAGTAGAAACAGTCTTGAGAACCATGTTAGACCCCATCTCCTGGTGTGATGTATATCACAGCATTACCACTACTAGTTATACCAGCAAAGTAAGCGTTAGGGGTGAACGTCAGGATCTCGTCTGTACCTGACAGCAACGGGATAGATGACTGAGTGCTGGTTACAACTATTGCGTTTGCTACCGCACTTGCGTTAGCCTGCCCGTACCCCATAAACACCGTTACGTTACCGCTGTTGATGATGCGGTACTGGTTACCACCAAGAGTGGTAGACGCAGCTTGCACGGAAGTTGTGGGAGAACTAGCGGTAGCCGTAAAGGTTATCGTGTTCCCCATAGGGGTAAAGGCTTGAATTCCCATTTTTAATTAGCCCAAGGAAGTTTTGGTGAAACAACAGGAGGGTTTGCCTGGTTGTCAATCTGCGCTTGCACAGCGGCCTCGGCAGAGTCTTTGTCTACACCAGATGCCCAGATCCAGCCAAGTACATCTTGCTGAGTAAGATCGGCAAACTCAGTAAATGAGTCCGTTGGCGCAGGAACCGATGTCGTTGAATAGACCGTGCCGGTATAAGCTCCGTCTACACCCGTACAGCGCCAATGAATGTTGAACACTACATTGGTCTTATCATCAGACTGCGGGTGGCAGTTAAGCTGAGAGATTTCCCAGTTAAAAGTAGTCATTCTTTATTCCTTAAACTGAAGTGATGGTCTGCCAAGCAGAACCGCTGTAAACACATAATTTTGCTAGAGTCGTATCAAACACCATCAAACCAGCAGCAGGACTAGCAATCGCATTCTTTTGCGTTGTAGTCATGTTGGGCATCCGCACGCCTTTAGTAGTGCTTTGCGCGTCTAGAATCGCTGATGCGTTTGGCGAACTCGTCCCAATACCAAGATTCCCACTCGCATCCAGCGTCATCGCCTGTGTGAAGGTGATTGCATTACCTGCTGTGCCTACGGGTGCGTTGAACCATTGGTGTTCGCCACTAATTTGCAAATATTGTGAAGCGGCAGCGCTCCCTCTATATATGTAATTAGTTCCATTAAAGAACGCATTACAATACAATGCTGATTGAACATTAGTACCAGAACTAAAACCCGCTAAAGAATACCCAACACCTTGGAAAACTGAAGAAAAAGTTCCCCAAGCACTCGGCGTGACCCCCAGACCGAGGTTGCCGGAGGAGTTGAGGCGCATCTTTTCTGATGCACCTGCCGTATCAAACCGAATATATCCCGCCGGAGCATAATTGCGTATAAGCAAACTTTGATCAGCAAAAGATTGCTGAATAATACTACCAGCCGCAGCGCCAGTGCCGGAAACAGAATCCGTTATTTGGATTGTTGAACCAGTTGCGGCTTCATAAACAACTAGTTTTCTTGCAGGCGAACTCGTCCCAATACCAAGGTTCGTCCCATCAAATACAAGGTTTGCAGATGCTCCCAACGCACCCGAGTTGTTGTACTGAACCTGTGTGTTAGAACCTGCTGCTGCGTTATTTACAACAGCGTTGCTAACCCACGCACCGCCGATGCTGGTGAGAACATTTCCTGTTGTCCCTGGTGCTACAGAAGTTACAGCACTAGTGCCGTTCCCTATCAACACATTGTTGACAGTCAAATTTGCACTACCCGTTCCCCCAGAAGACACGGCAAGAGGGCTTGTCAAACTGATGTTTGATGCCGTACCGCTTGATATGGTGACGTTGGCAAGTGTGAGGTTGTTAAGCGTAGTGACTGTGTTGCCCAGCAAGACAGACGTATTGCCGATGGTGATCGGCGTGTTGAAATTGCTGTCTAGCTTTGCGAGAGCGATGTTCCCGCTTAGATTGGCAAATGCGTATGGGACAGTCATTAGAACCTCACCCTCAATTCGTGTTCAAACTCGAAAGTATTTACTGTATATCCGGCACTGTTACTGTTGATGGTCAGGCCGAGATACTTGCCGTATTGCTGGGCATCTGACTTGTACAGAGCATATCCGTAAGACGTTTCCCAGCCAACAGTCTGCAAACTATTGTTTTGCCAAGTGACCGGGACTTGATAATTGTTGAGCCAAACGACGGAATTGTCTATGGTGTAAGCACCAGTAGATCCAGTTCCTTGTTCGTTGTCCACGCTAATGAGGAGCGTAGATGCTGCTTGCAACTGTGCCTCTATCCCAAACTTCAATGCCTGCTTGGTTCGTATGGGATCACCCATAGGCATCAGAGCAGTCTGGATTGTAGTTGCTATCCCAACTGTGGAATTAGCATAGAGACGGTAGAGGCTTGAGCCTGCGGTCCCATAAAGGCGAATGACCCCCGCTGTAGGGACGGAAGTGATGTAGTCCAACGCTCCTTGGGAGGTTAGAAACCACTTCTTCTCGAAAAACACGGCCTGAACCTTTCTCGCTCCACTTGCCGGGTCGTTGTAGGTGAAGGAGAATGCCGCGCATAGTATGTTGTTCAGTAAGACCTGACCACCGCTGATGGGTTGAGCAAAGTCTATGAGTTGGAATATTCCGTCAAGAGGGTCTGACAACTTGCTGGTAGTAGAACCGACCAAGGAGTAGATCCCATAGTCGTTCATGAACAGCACAGACCGGAAGAACGGATAGATAGCGTAGATACGCTTGGTTCCTACGCTGGCAGAGACGTTGGTATTTGTGAATAACGTCTGACCGTTGGTGTCAACGCGAACGTCAGAGAATACGTTTATGCTTGTCTCGCCAAAGATGTACAAGAAATTGTTGGCTGAGAGAAGCGCACGGATGTTGCCGTGCAGCGTAGAGTCTGAAATGGTCAGTGAACCAGCAGATACGCTTGTGAAATCACTGTAAGAGTCTGCGGCAGAGTAGTAGACGGTACGTCCAGAAGCCACCCAGGTTCTGCCAGAGAATGTGGCTACAGAAACTACTTGATCTGTGTTTACAACCGCTGTGACATTGGCAGCAGTGCTAAACCCACCACCGGAAAGAGTTACATTCGCAGTTGTGTACCCGGCGCCTGGGTTAGTCATCACAATCTGCGAGACCGTGTTACCCAGAACAATGGCTGTAGCAGTAGCTGGAGTGGTGTTAGCACCGTTGATAGCTACCGTTGGGGCTGACGTATAGCCAGAACCACCGTTGTTGAGCAGGATGCTGACTGTTCCAGTTCTGAACGTGACGATCTGGGCTATGGCATTAGCTCCAGACCCTCCACCACCTGAGAAAGTGATGGTTGGAGATGACGTATATCCGCTACCTGCGTTTGTTAGGGATACGCTGCTAACACCACCAGTAGAAATAACTGCGTTGGCAGTAGCACCACCGCTTGAAAAAGTTACAGCAGGGACAGAAGTGTATCCAGACCCTGCTTCAACAACTGAAATAGCAACAACAGCTCCAGCACTGATGCTGGCAACCGCTGTAGCTTGGGTTCCACCCGTGATGTTGGGTGCGCCGATGGTTACATCAGGTACAGCCGTGTATCCAGAGCCTCCAGAAGTCACATAAACTGACCTGATACCACCAGATCCGGTGACAATTGTTGCAGTCGCTACTGCCTGCACCCCGTTAGCATCGTTTGGTGCGCTGATCACCACGTTTGGCGCAGCCGTATAGCCAGAGCCTGGGTTTGATACGGCAATCAGGCCAACTGAGCCTATAGAGACTACGTTAGCTCCGTTCCAGCTCGACAACCCCTTGTCTGTATCGGCAATGATCAGTCTTTCGTTCTTCCACTGGGCAGCACTGACGTTTGCATTGCTGAACGTGCCTGCAACTGCTACGTTGCTAGTCACATTGCTAGTCAGATTGAACGCTTGAGCCGTACCATTTGCTTGGAAACTTACTATGTAGTCAGAAACATTGATATTTGTAGACGTTAGAAAAGAAGTTGTGTTGGAAAATACAACAACATTGCCTGTGCTGTTTCTAACTGCTTCTTGAGCGGGAACAATCTTAATGTTGGAGTCGCCAATAGGCATGGCGTTTTCCAACCACGAGAATTCATCGTCCTTAATGGCTGTTCGGTTGGCTTTGGTGTTGATCCCCCCGAACGTCTTCAGAACAGTGTATCTTTTTTGCTGTTCTTGGGATGCCATGTTAGTAAGGACTGCTATATGGGTCCGGAATCCTGCGCGTGAAGACCGAATTCAACACGCTCTGCACTTGACGGTTGTATTGCTGTAGGAAAATCTCAGATTCTCCGTAGCTTTGTTCTTTGTACTTTGCCTTGTAGGCCGCGTAGAACGCCACAGGAACGGTGTACGGATCATTGATGGCGTCATTGACCGTAGGATTGGTCAAAACCAGCGGAGAAGGCAGGATAACCGTATCCACTTCCATGCTATAGGACTGGTCAGGGATAGGAGAGATGTAAATTTGCGATTGACCATACGTTGAGAAGCACACGGGCCGTCCAACGTAGTTCTGCCAATAACGCAACTGGGCGTTGAAGTTCGTCCAGGGAAGGTAACGCAGAGGAATCCTAGAATTCCCCCAGTAGATCGTCAGGTTGAGTACATCCAAAGTCTGCGAACCATTAGGTAACGACGAAAACGGGATGACTTCTGCATTCTGAACGTACAGCAAACTGGCTGTGCCGTTGGTAAAAGCCGTTGACGGGGGGAAATTAGTCCCGGACGCGGGGTACGGAGGGGATGTAGTCCCCAGCGTTCCACCTACTGTGACTTGGTAGATAAATATATTTGAAAATATGTACTGTCCTGAGGTGACAACAAGTCCAGCAGACCAGATAATTGCGGCTGTGCCGTCTGGTGCGAGTGGTGTAGCAGAAATTTGCAGGGTACGCAGGCAACCAGTGTCTCGTACTACCCTTTCACGCCCATCATTGACGTAATCCGTAATCTCATCGTTAGACCAGAAGTTCCCATTGGCATCGTGTAGAAGCCTGCGAACGTCTGTGATATACGAATTTAGGGTTGCCATAGTTGCCTATTGTAACCCTCAGGAGACTTTTCCCCCTACCCCTACTTTTTTGACGGGTAGGGGTACTACGCCTACCGCCGAGGGAATGCGGTCCTGCGCTGAATGTTGGCCGATGCGAAACATAGCCAACCGTTCAAGTCCGATTTCAACATCCGACGAGTGGGTTGCAAAACCCAGACGGACTGCGTATGGGAGCTTGTCACCATCCTGGTAACCAAAGATGTGCCTAGCAGCCTCGATAGGGACTGACGTAGGCACACCTTTTTTAAACTTGTAGTCAACACCGGCATGACGATCAGCCAGATCGGTGTCGCTACAGTTGGTTACGTAGACTTCCATTAGAACGAAACCGTGTCACCGTAGATTCGAATGTCAACAATGGCCGATGCCGCGTTGGTGACATTCAAATACAATGCTGAAGTATTCGCTCCGTTAATTGCTGTGGTCAGTGCGTAGGGGCTAGCAATCGTCAGGTCTTGGAACCTGTTGACAGCAGTCAAATTTGCTAATGAGACTGTTGCAACAACCGCATTGCTAGTGTTGCCATCATTGGATGTCGTGATATTCACGTTAGCCAACGATGCACTAGCATTTGCGTTTTGCACCGTAATCCGACGAATAATTACCTCTCCAGATCCAGCTAACGTCCCACTATTTGTGAGGCCGCCGCTAAGAAACGGAATAGCCACTACCGCATTTCCAGCCGTTGCCAAAGACGCTCCGCTAACTCGTGCTATTGCATAGTTACCAAAAGAGTCTGGTAGGTTTGCTCCAACTGCATCTGCGTTCGCCATGTTTACTCCTTAACTAGTAAACGTGGAGTTTGCAGTCAAACCGCCGTTCACCGTCAAGAAGGTGATGGTGTTTGCAGTCGTGGTCGAGTTGGCAACTACGTTCACACCGTCACTGATCAGCACTCCACCAGTGTTTGCTGGGGTCAGCAAAACCAACGCGGTTCCGTTGTTAGCGTAGATCTGGCTGTTCAGTGTTGGGAACATCAGATATACGCCAGCAGGAACTACGTTACCGGCAACGGTTGCCGGAGCGATCAGAGTCTGAGTGGTGAAGTAAGCACCAGCCGTGTTGCTGTTAGCACCGGCAATCAGGATCTTGTTTAGGGCGAGAGCCATGTTTCTCTCCTTACAGGGTCAGCGAGTTGTAAGAACTAACCCGAGTCATAGACTTCGGTTTAGTGCTAACCAACTCAGCAATCATCAGCACTGCGCCGACGTAACCAATCTGCCAGTTAGGCAGAGTGGACTCAAACCCAGTAAACACAAACGAACCCTGCTCGTGGATGTACAGGTTCAGGTAGTTCGTGTTGACAAAGTAGACAACGCCTTCTGGGCAGTACGGATCTGGATAGATCGGAACACCAGCAACCATCAGTGCGCGGAACGCAGCCTGTGGCCCGTTGTTGTCACCATCAAAGGCAGAGCCTGGGGTGATGGTGTACTGCTCTTGACCAACAAAGTCTTGAGCCAACAGAGTCCAAGTACCGAATCCGCAAACACCAAAGCTAGGCACTTCTGCACCGTTCTTCACGGTTCCAGAAATGTATTGCAGGATGTTCTGACGGGTTGGGTTGACGTTACCAGCGTTGTAGACCTTCGACTTCCACCAAGTGTAGGTGTTACGGTTAATGTTGCCGTAGGTCGCCAGGTTAGTACCATCGTCAATCGCGCCTGGAAGGCCGATAAACTGCTGGGTATTCGTGTAGTTTTGGTACAGCGACGTTGCCATCGCGTCCATCATCACGTTGGTCGCATCGTTCATACGCGCTTCGATCAGCGGAATGATTGCTGCGTCCTGCTGAACCGCACCTTCCATCCCGAGGAACGGGACTGGTGTGATCATCAACTTGAGGTTGAACTCAGCGTTGTAAGCACCCTGCTGGACAGACGGTTGAGCGAACGAGCCGCTGTAGTCCGACCATTGTGCGTTTACAAACTGAGCGCCTTGAACAGGCACTGTTACGGATGACACACCGCCGCTGGCTTGCTGACTGTTAGCAATCAGTGCTGCGAGAAGAGGGGTCGAGTTATAAAGCTGTACAACCAGCTTCGGGATGAATGCCCTACGAGTGACGTAAGTTAACTCAGTGTACTGAGTTGATCCCGTTGCCGGTAGAATTCCGCCACCAATGGCCATATCAATCTCCGGTAAGGTTTACAAACCAATAGGACGATTCGGTCGCCGCAAATCTTGCAATGCGCTGACCGCTTCGTTTCTTGCTGCGGTAATTGGGTTCTTCCAATACTTATTCAAATCAAATTTCTGAATAACTTGTGGATTGTACCCGGAAGGTGTGGGTGTCGCGGCTTGCTTCATCCACTCGTGATACTCAGCGGCGGTCTCGTGATTAGTGATACCGCGCTCAAGCATGATTTTCTCAATGCCTTTGATATCATCGTCAGAACTTGCCAAGCCCTTCTGCTTCAACGAATTGCGACGCTTTTGCAGCTCTTCCACGGCATCACGCTCTCGGAGTTTGTTCTCCAGAGATTGGACTCGTGCTTCTGCTGCTGCGACCGCAGTGTTGGTGTGATCTTCAATTTCCAATTCTGGAATTGGAAGATCAGGCTTAACCTTCTTGGTCATTCGCAAAAATTCTTTGCGGGTAGAAGGATTCTCAGCAAGTTGCTGGGCCAATGCTGCGAGTTCATCGCGTGCATCGACTGATAGATTTTCAAGAGACATTGTTACCCTCGTTACAATGTGGTTTAAATAACTTTCTTGCCGTCAGCAGGCTTTTGAACAGCCATTCTGTTCTTAGAAAGATCAGATGGCTTGTCAAGACCGCCGAAACGCGAGAAGCGTGGCGTGTTTACGATCTGGCCGTTTTCCTGACGATCATCAGTTGGGCGGCGGGGAGCAGAAGCTCCGCGTGGCTTAAAGAGGTCCATTGCTTATCCTAGTCCAGGGGGTTTTGGCGCACCTGCGCCAGGGGGCGTCATTCCCGGAGGCGGGGCTGACTGAATTGCACGGGACTCAGGAGTCATGCCGCCTGCCTTAGGCAGTGTCTGCAACATTTGCAGAATCTCTGACTGCTGGAGTTCGCCGGTTTCATTTCGTTTGCCGCCCAGCAAACCACCGAGTTTGCGAGAGGCTTCCATAATTGCTTTGCCTTCATCCGACT